TAACAGTCTTAGCAAATCTTACGTCTTCACTTGCAAGAGTTGCTTTACCACTCAAATCTTCTTCATAACCCAAAAATGCTTTAGGAATCTTTAATGCGGCTAACATCTTGTTACGAAGATATTGAATGTCATCAATACCAGTAAATTCCATACCACTCAAGGGTTCAATGCTAGTACCACTATCACTGCCACGTACTGGTAGATAAAAGTCTTCTACCATGTTTTGTAAATTAAAACGTAAATTATAATCACCTGTTTTTTCATCAATATATGGAACCTTTTTCATCTTGTCCATCAACTTTTGCATATATTGATCTACTTCTTGTGGCGGAATATTACCAACGTCAACTTTAAACACTCTCTTTTCTGGAGCACGCATTACACGGTGGATTAACATTGCGTCTTCCATCAATGATAATTGTTTCCATACTCTTCTACCACCTTCAATAATACTCTTACCATATGGCAAGAAGTTACTGTCACTCAATAATCTAAAGTGTGCAATTTGATAATTTTCAAGTTCTTCAATCTTACCACCTTCAGGCAAATTAACTTGGAATTTTGTATAATTCTTGTTATTTAAATCACTATTTTCAACCCGGGTAACATTGTAAGAACTCATTGGTTCAACAAAGTATACACCATATTCAGGACTAATGTATAACTTCAAATAAAAATCACCATATTTAACTAAGTTTCTAGTCCAACTCCACATATTAAACTCAATATTTAATATGTCATAAAACAAATTATTTAAAATTTCTTTGATGTTTTGATCTTCTGAATGGACTGTTAAAATATCACCCAATTCATTTTTAGTAACGCATTCATCTGCATAAATGTCTAGTGCAGATGAAATGATAGGGTCCATATCCATTGTATCATAATCACGGAATAATTCAATACGTGCAGCTTGATAACTTAATGTAAAATCTCTGCTGTATTGATTATATGCACTGGTTCTGATTCTATTAAAACGATCTCTAAGTGTATTACGGTCAGTTGCATACATTGCTTGATCTGTATCAACTACCTTCAATTTCTTACCACCTACATTGCGTACAATTGTATCAGTGGAAAACAGTCTTCTTAACTTGGAGAAAAGAGATCTTTGTTTTAATATTTGAAATTCTTCATTTGCCATAAGTTATATATATAAGTATATTAGAGTAACCAAGTTAGATTTTCTTTTTTATCATTTGTTAATCCAACGTTCATTTGCCAAGCTTCTTGACTCTTTAATGATTGTGGTTTATATACATTCTGACTACCACCTGCTCTAGATATTCCACCTAACATTGATCTATTTAAATCCATAGTTTGTTGTCTTAATCTTAATGCTGTATCTCTTACCCACAACCCAATACTCAATGACATAACTAAATCATCATTATATCCTCTCATTGCAGTTGCTTTATTTGAATCCCAAATAAATACTGATAATTCATCAATTAATCTAATTGAACGTACTTCTACTAAATTTTCTCTAAAATAACTTTCCAATTTTGAAATCAATAGTGGTCTTGTTTTTTGACTATTTGTAAATCCAGGAATCATCTTTTTTTCATCTCTATTGATCTTATTTGTTAATTGTTTTTCTACATCTACATATTGTAGATCTGCACTACTATAGAACGTATTTGGATATTGTCTATCTATTATTTGTTGTAATACTGCCCATCCAATATTTGCATTTTCTACTATCAATAAAGCATTATTATACTCAGTAGCTACACTAACCAACATATTACCATAATCTTTGGTACCTATCTGTCCTTTATATTCTGCAACTTGAGTCATTGTTTCAACATCAATAACATGAAAGGCACTATAATCCGCACCATCACCTCTTGCAACGTCCGCAGCAACTATATAATCTCTACTATAATCAGGATAATCCCATATCCAATATCCATGATCTCCTCCACGCATTTCTACTGGACTTTTACATTTGTTGTGTCTATAATTTTCAATAATTGCAGTATCAACTACAGTATTACCAGAAGACAAAAATTCAGTATCACATTCTTGTGCAGCACGTTTAATACCCAACTCAGCAGTTTGTCTATCTCTCCAAGATTGATCTCTTTCTGGATGTCTATCCCACTTCAATCTAATGGTTTTAAAGGTATTCTTCTTTGATTCTGCGTCAACCCACATTTGATGGAAGAAATTACCTACACCGTTTGGTGTACTTAACAAAATAGCTCTACCACCAGTAGCCATTGTTTGTTGAGCAGATGTCCAAACTTCTTCTGCATTTTCAATGAACGCACATTCATCCATTACAAGCAAATAAGCGCTGAAACCACGTGCGCTATCAGCGGCTGAAGATGCTGCAAGAACTCTTGATTCATTTTTAAACTTCAATGATAGTCTATTATCTTCAACGGTTGGAACTTTCAACCAACTGGGGAGATTATTATTTGCAAGTCTTATTTTTGATACAATTTCTTTTGAGGTGTTTTGTACAGTAGATAAAATTAGTACGTTTTTGCCTGGATTAAATATCATTGTCCATAAAGCATATGCACTAACAAGTGTGGAAATACCCATTTGACGGGATTTTAATACAATATTTCTATCATAGTCAATAAAGTCTTGTAATGTTTCTTCTTGGAATGGATACAATTCAAATGGAATAATACCTCTTGTTTGATGTTGAATTTTTACGTATTTCTTCATGAAATACATAGGTTCTACAAGACATCTCTTGTATTCATCTTTGATTACATCTTTTAATGTTTTCTGTACACTCATTGATCTTGACTATTAAGTTTATCCAAAGTCATTTGTTTTGCTTTTTCTTCAATAGATGAATCATACTTAAGTTCACTTATTTTTTTGTTTAACTCATCAATTTTTTCATTGACGTTTATTAAATCCTTTTTAAGATCAGTTAATACTTTACTCTTCATATCAGTATCATCTGTCCAAAACTCTTGTGATCCATCTTCATTGAAATATTGTAATTTAGGCATTGAATTATCAGCTTCAAGATAAGTGATACTTTCTACAATTTGTTGTTTAAAGTCATTCATTTCTGAAAGCATACTTTTACAAATTTTATGCTTTTCATAATCTACAAATGCGCCTAGTATTTTTAGTTTGCTATCAAAAATAATATTACAATCATAACATCTGCCTGTTTTTGGATAAAATTTTTGATCCAAATAATTTCCCCATTTAGTATCTGCATTACAAATACTACATCTTTGTTCAATTTTAATTTGAGCAAGTTTAGGTACTTTTCTTTTGCTGCCATTTTTCCACATCCATTTATTGCCTTGACCATCCTCCCAAATTTCACCTTCTTTTCTTTTACCATTATCTAAATTTGGATCATAACCAACTTGAATAAATGGTCTATTTCCGTCCAAATAATCTTTTACAATGGACAAATTACTTTTACCTGATGCTCTTTTCATATTATTTAATAACCTTTATATTATATATAACTAAATTTATCTTTGATATTTTAATAATCCTAAAATTTGATTTACAGGAGCAAAAAGACCAGTCAATTTATATATTTTATCATTATAAAAGAATGTTAATCCTTCTGAACCTACTATTTTTTTCAATCCACCAACAACTTTTAATCTTTGTAATTCATTCTTTAATTTATTTAATTGATCTTCAGTTGCACCTTTGGACTTGATTGTTTTTGCTTGTATCAACACATCACTTGCTATTTGTTTAGCAGCATCATCAGGTGAAGCAGCCATGTAACCAGCAGCATTTTTCAATACTTCAACTCCTAATTTTAAAAATAATTCTTCAAACGGTCTGATGTTATTTTTATATTGCTGTTCATGACTTTCTTTATCAAAGGCACTAACAAAATTTTTAAATTCTTCATTGTCAATTTGTTTTAAAATGGTTTTTATGCTAACACTTTTATCAAATTCTGCCCATCTTTTAACTAATAAACTCAATACTTCAGGTGAAATTGAATATCCAAATGAATCTGCCTTTTCTCTGATAAAATTATTCCACCAATTTTTATGATACTCAATAATTTTTGTTTGATCACTGAATGATCCTTGCAATTGATCAATCATTGTCATGAATTGTTTTCTTTTTTGTGGTAAATTCTTTACTTTAGATAACAATAATTTGTTTGGTCCTCTGATAGTAAATGTATTTTGTACATCTGCATTTACATTTTTAATTAAATTGCCAAGTATAATACCAGATTCAGCATCTCCACCTGCAATTGGTTCACCTAAATCATTATATTCA